GAACTAACTAGGTTCAACAAACATGCTATCATGGGATTTATTATTGTTCCAACTCAACCATTTGGATATAATTATCTGGGTGGGAAACTTTTAGCAATGTTATGTTGTTCTCATCTTGCTAGAGAGACACTAAACAAAAAGTATAATGCAGATATTTGTTTATTTGAAACTACATCACTATATGGCACTACTAAATCATCATCTCAATATGATGGATTGAAACCATATATGAGGTATAAGGGATTGACAGAGAGTAATTTTACTCCCCTTATACATGATTCTATTTTCCAAGACTTAAACAAATGGTTCACTGCAAGAAATAATGATAAGTGTTTAGTAAAGGAAGATGCTTCCAGTAGAAAACTAAAGATTCAAACAAAGATGATTTCTATTATCAAAAAATGTTTGAATGATCCAGAAAAGATCAAACAGTTTAACAACGCTATTCTTGCTGCGAAGGATCTTACTCAACAAAAAAGATTCTATATGTCAACCTATGGATTTAAAAACTCCAGAGAGGTTATCTTGGGAGAACAAGATACTCCTATCAAAGCAGATAACTATGACAGGTTTGAGGTTGAAGAGATAATCAAACACTGGAAGAAGATGGCTACGAAGAGATTTGATAAACTTAAGAGTGAAGGAAGACTAAGAACTAAGTTAGAAACTTGGAATACTAATCCTGATGAGATAGACATTATTCGATGAAAATGAACGATCAAACCAAACTTATGTTCGCTCTAGAACATGTAGCACACTTGGAAGACCTTATAGCAGGCAACGAATGGGAGACATATTTAAGTTCTAACCTCCTGACAATTAAATTTGAACTAGAAAGACAACTATCACAACTACAGTACCAAAGAAATGGCAGATCTAAAAGACTGGCTGAACTCGATAAACCTGACTAAGGAGGATATCACTAGGGAAGATCCCCAGTTGATAAAGAAATATGCTCCATTCATAATTAATAAATGCATGTCTGCACATCTTGATTGCATCATGTTTGCGAATGAGATGAACCTACAATCCCACTTGGCCAAAGACCTTCAATATCAATTTTATCTAAATAGTATTAGGAAAAAGAAGAGATTCTCTCCGTGGCTCCGTAAAGATAAGATCAAGAATCTTGATGTTGTCAAATCATACTATGGTTATAGTAATGAAAAAGCAATCCAAGCATTGAAAATCTTAACTAAAGAGCAGTTGGATTACATTAAAAAGCGAATTGACGTTGGAGGTACAACATGAGTGGGTTTACAGAACCTGAGATTGATTGGTCACAGGATCAAATGATCGAAGTTACATTGAATGAACCAGATGATTTTTTGAAAGTCAGAGAAACTCTCACTAGGATTGGTGTAGCTTCTAGGAAAGAAAAGAAGATCTATCAATCATGCCACATTCTTCACAAGCAAGGTAGATATTACATAGTTCATTTTAAAGAGTTGTTTGCTTTAGATGGAAAGTCCGCTAATCTTTCTATCAATGATGTTCAACGCCGTAATAGAATCATTACTCTCTTATCTGATTGGGGATTGATCACTATTATGAACTCAGAATTAATAAAGGATGTTGCTCCTTTGAATCAAATTAAAGTTCTCTCATTCAAAGATAAAGGTGATTGGACGCTCGAAACTAAGTACAACATCGGCAAGAAAAAGAAAGTAGTTCAGACATCGCCAAGTGCATTTGTAAAGGCAGATTGACGGTTATTACATGACATTATGGGGGTTTATACGACCCCCTTTTTTTGTGTTTTGTGGTTAAATAATAGTGTCGCCGTAAGGGACACAATTCACACTCGCTTTTAAAGGAGAACCAAATGGAAATTCAAAGATACCGTACTGCCAATCTTCCAGACTTAATGGATAAGATCTCGAAGAATTCAATTGGCATGGATGATTACTTAAATTCATTCTTTAATTTTGATACAACACCTAATTATCCTCCATATAATCTAATCCAATTAAACAACGTTGAGTCTCGCCTAGAGATCGCACTGGCAGGATTTAGTAAGAAGGAGATCAAAGTCTATACCGAATACGGAAGACTTATTGTAGAGGGAAATAAAGAGGATACAGAGAACGCTGAGTATGTTCATAGAGGCCTTGCTCAAAGAAACTTCAACAGAGCTTGGACTTTATCAGAAGATACTGAGGTTAGAGAAGTTCAATTTAAAGACGGACTTCTTACAGTTAAACTAGGTAAAGTAGTACCAGAACATCACGCTCGTAAAGACTACCTATAAATAATAGTAGTTCGAGATGGATCACCCTCCTAACGGAGGGTTTTTTTTATTATGGATCTTAAACAATATAAATTCACTAGTCTGCCAGGTTTAACATCTCCAATTGAACCTGTAATATATGACTGTCCATATCAAGATAAGATTGTAGATCCTTTATTGAAATGGATATACGATAATGCAAATATAAGAGTAAATGGTGAAGCATTAAAGACTAAGTTTTACACAGGGAAAGATAGAGATACGCCAGAACACACCATATTGATTGATTGGATAGAAAGTGTATTGGTAGAAGCAGTGCATGAAATGTCTAGATGGACTAACTCTGCATACAATGAAAGTCCTGATTCCTCTAAAAAATTTAAGGTTGCTGATTATTGGGGTATGTATTATGATGAGGGAGGAGGTGCAGTATTGCATAATCACTGGCCATATCCTATATCATTTGGATATTATTTGAAGGCACCAGAAGGTAGTTCGCCACTAGTCATAGATAAACAATCAATTCAAGTCACAGAGGGTAGATTGATAATTTTTGGTGGACATCAATCTCATGAGGTTCCAGACTCGGAGGTAAGTGATAGATGTATGATTGCTGGTAATGTTGTGTATCTTGGAGTTGACTCTTATGATAGTATGGAAACAAAATAAAATTATCCCAGAATCTTTAAAATCTATTATCTTTAAGAGAATAGAGAAGGAGCACACTGATAAGAAAAAATTTTATACTTCTTTTAATTTACCTACGTTCTCTGATATAGTAGATCCTTTCTATGAAAATATCATAGATGATATGATGAAAGACTTAGGTATGTTTAAAAGAAGTACATACTACTACAATCTATGGGTTCAGATGTATAACTCTGAAACTGATACTCATACCCCACACTCTCATTTTGGTGGTACAGAAATAATATCGTTTACACATATAATTAATTGTTCCGAACAGAAATGTTTTTATTTCTTAGGGGATAATGATAGTAAAACATATCCAGATCAAAAGAGTGGTGATATCATGGCATGGCCATCATGGTTAATGCATGGTGTAGATAAAGTAGAAGATCCATCTATCAATAGGTTAGTGGTGTCGGGAAATATAGCCTTAAAGGATTACTATGGAGGAAATAGTGATACATCAGTAGTTTCAAATGACCATGGCAATGGACACATAACGTGGGATATTATGTAGAAAGTATTAAGATTGTAGTACTTTATACTTAATGTTAGGATCTCCAAACATAAATATGTTACAGGAGGTTAAGAGAAATGTTTAACATTAAATTTACATTGGAACATCCATTAGTTCCAGAGTTCGATCCAGAAATTCATGATCCAGATGAGGTGTTTGCACTTCTCTGCTATCGAGGAATTCATTACGCCAAGTGGTGTAACATCAAAATACTTTTTCAGTAAGAAGGTTGTAAACCTTCTTTTTTTATGTTAGAATGTAGGAATGATTGATTATCTATTCCCTACTACACTATATCATGCAGATTTGGATACACCTGATGATGTCCATACTGGCATGGTGAAGTATATTGATAAGTTTTATGATAAAAATATTGAACATCTTGGATTTGTTCCTAGTTTTACTGGTGAGATACTAGGTGATTCTCAAATATCAATAGAACCAGAGTTCTCATGGGTGACAAAACAGATAGCAATACATCTTGAAAGTTATATAGAACAGATTGGTGCAACATTAAAACCAACAGACATACATCCAGGCTCAGACATATATGTTCCACAATCATGGCCAGTTGTATGTGTAAATGGAGGAGGTGTTGGTTATCATAATCATTGTCAATCTCATTTTAGTGCAGTTTTTTATGTAAGAACAGAAAGAGATAATCCCACAGGACAATTAGTGGTACATGCTCCACAACCAAATACTCTATCTGGATTACCTATATTTCACAATAAACCAACATACGGAAGCAGTAAGACAAGAAAGTATGATGCTGTTCAAAATAGATTAGTAATATTTCCGTCCACTCTGAATCATGAGGTATTACCTTACAATGGTATTCTTAATAGATACTCTATATCATATGATATTCTAATTACAACTAGAAAAGAGGCTGGTAATTTTTGCTTAGTGAATCCAAAGAGATGGGTAAAAATTTAGGGGTTGACAATCATTAATATATGTGATACATTATAAGTGTGTCTGATCAGCACATCGGGAGTGACTGAATAAACTTACTGGCATATAGCTGGTTAAGGTGATGCGACAGAGGTGGTGCTCGCTGCTGGGAACAGTAGAACTACAAACCAAGTAGGTCGTAGGCTGAGTGGTAATTCTAAACTGTAGAAATGCCCTGCTCTTGTTGGTATACAGGAATCCAACCTCCCACATGCGGATGTCGTATAAAAGTATTACGACAGGTTTCCAACTTGTAGACGGTGGTGCAATACCATCCATCCGCTTTGCAAACTATATAATGATGTAATGTCAATAAAATTAGTTCTACTAAAATCAAACGAAGAAATTATAGCAGATGTAAAAGAGTTAGTGGATGAGAATGATAAACCCATCTTTGTAGTTCTTGAAAATCCTTACTGCTGTAAGTTGATTGAAGACCCTGTACTCTTAACCGAAGGTCAAGAAAATGCAGAAACAAAGTATAGTGTTCAGTATTATCCTTATATGCCTTTGTCGGATGAGAAAAAAATATCAATAGA